AACAACACCCAGCGCCTCTGCTCCGGCATTTGTGTTGGACTACAGTGCAAGTTGCACCTCAGGTGGTGCACCTACCATTAGTGGTAACGCTGTGACATTTGGCGCAGGCACTCAATGCCAAGCTGGTAGAATTGTGTCAACACAAAGCTACACCAACATCACTGAGTTTAGAGCCACTGTGGATCTAAGCAAATTGTCAAACAACTATGTGAATGCCAGTATCTATCTAGTCCAGAATCCAACTAACCCAACACAACAACCAATTGGAAGCAATTATTGTGACGCAGGCGGAAACAACAATCAATGGAACTGTAGAGAACTTGATCTTATGGAGACAAACGGCAACAAACTGTTTCAAACCACACTACATTTAGGTGCCGGTGGTAGTTCAGCACCACAGCGTTTTGAATATGCATATTCTAGCACAGCACTCAACAACAGTTGCTTCAACAGTGCCAACATGAAGAATGATCCTGCTAATGGATTGTATGATGCCACTGCCATTGACATGAGTAAGCCGTTTGATTTGGTTACAACTATTACATATGATACACCTAGAATGGTAGTGACCTATCAACAAGGTTCCACAAGTGTTGTAGTATATGATACAAATAGTGGCGCAGGCGCACAAGGCAGTGGCACAGTTGACATGAGCGATTTGGTCGCCACAATGAAGAATGGTTACTGGCCTGTGATTTCATTCTGGCAAGGTTACAGTCCTACCGGCCCTGGTAGTGCTCCATGGTGGAATGGTAGCTGCCAATGGGGTGCATTGTGCAACAACACCAGTTCATACTGGAGCATCAGCAACATTCAAGTAACTACATCTGCTTCTGCAAAGAAATGAACGGTGTTTGACAGAGTTAATCAAAGCATTCGGGAGACAGATTATCTAACCTGGGAAAGTTGTAACGATCCTAGGTTTGATTTTGATTGTCCGCCGCCACGTCCAGTTGCAAACTTTTTGCCAGACTGGTTTAAAAACATGCGCGGCAGCATGCGTGAATATTTTCCCGAAGGCTTTGGGTCAGATCACACCATACGTCATTGTGTGGGCTTTCAGGGGCTGATGAGCATTGGATACAGCATGCCGTTGCCTGTGGCAGTTGGTGGATGGCAAACGCATTTTGCATCTGGTAATTTACATCCTGAAATGATACATGGCACACCCTGGGCCGAAAAGCCCGGTGGTCCGTGGAATGATGCTAGTGACACACATAGTGGCAAGGACTGGAGCCCATACAAATACAGAATGAAGTTGCTGTTTTGGCCCTGGCGTGCTCGAATGGCACCTGGCTGGCGCATGATGATAGTACCAAATCTCTGGGAATGGCACACAGAATGGCAAGCATTTAGTGGTGCACCAAAATCCAATTATCATGCTAATCCAGAAGGCACCGGACTTGGCAGTTATTCTAAATGGGATATTCCTTTAGACGATAATTACAACTACTACAATATTGAAACTGTGTTGGCGGTGCATAGAGAGCATGTGATACCAGCAGGCACAGTAACATTTTGGGTTATACCCATATACGAACCATGAACAAAAAAACTTTTAATCGAATGAGTGAATTTGGTGTTGCTAAAATAGTAAATGCAGATTTTTTTACAGAAGATTGGATCCCACAAGATGAAGATCTCTTTGAGTGCAACAGCAATGACATAATTGTGTATAACCACAAGGAGTTTGAAGGTGGTGCTATGGGATGGAGCACAGAAATGATGGACTTTATCTATTCCATACACGGCAATCGCAAGTTTACAAACTGTATGGAATGGTGTTCAGGAATAGGGCTCCAAGGATTCAATTTGTTAACACACGAATTCTGTGAGAATCTCTGGCTTGGCGACATCTACAAACCAGCATTACGAGTGGCACAAAAAACTATAGATAAACTGCCGTCAAAATATCAAGGTCGTGTAGATACTATCCACATGAAAAGCCCACAAGACATTCCTAACAATTTAAAGTTTGATCTAATCATTGGCAGTCCTATCCACTGGGACAATAATGACCATCCTATGATTAACAGTATCTTGTTTAATGATCGACGCAGTGGCGATCCAGACTGGTTGGTACACAAAGAGTTCTTTAATAATATCAAGAAAAATTTAGCCAACGATGGCATCATTATTTTACAAGAACAGATTTTTGCCAGTGGTCCAAAGACCTTTGAAAAGTTTATTACAGATGGCGGATTAAAAATTCAAGATGCATATTGGGAGCCTGAAAATTGTGCCAACAACATGCACTTGTATTATTTAGAGGTTGTTCACGCATGAACAGCATTGAAAAAGTTTGGGCACGGGCAACCGGGCATCTAATGGGGCATACAGATGACGACCGTCCTGATGTTCCAATTTTAACCTTGAGAGAAGCTCGATTGGCCTTGTTCTTCAAGACCTTTTGGGTTATAATACATGTTGTGACCTGCGGGTTCATCATAGCAAATACAATAAGGCACTGGTAATATGAGTCAAGCACAATACAATCTTGCAACCAAAACAGACTACTTACATCGCAAGATGTTTTTGGATCCTGCTGGTCCTGTGACCATTCAACGGTTTGAAGAAGTCAAATACAACAAACTGGCCAAGTATGAACAAGAAGCCCGCGGGTTCTTTTGGGTACCAGAAGAAATTTCATTGAGCAAGGATGCCAATGACTTTAAAGAAGCGTCAGACACAGTCAAGCATATCTTTACTGCAAACCTACTGCGCCAAACAGCATTGGACTCATTGCAAGGTCGTGGCCCAGCACAGGTGTTTACTCCTGTAGTGAGCATTCCAGAACTAGAAGCACTAATGTACAACTGGAGTTTCTTTGAAACCAACATTCATTCACGCAGTTACAGTCACATCATTCGCAACATCTACAATGTACCCAAGGATGTGTTCAGCACCATTCACGACACCAAAGAGATTGTGGACATGGCTTCAAGTGTGGGCCGGTATTACGATCACTTGCACATGGTCAACTGCGAAAAAGAACTGGAAGTTCCTGTCAAGGATCATGCACACGTCAAGGCCATTTGGATGGCACTCAATGCTTCGTATGCACTAGAAGCATTCCGCTTTATGGTGAGCTTTGCTACTTCACTAGCAATGGTTGAGAACAAAATCTTTATTGGCAATGGCAACATCATTCAGTTGATTCTACAAGATGAAATCCTGCACAAGGAATGGACTGCCTGGATGATCAATCAAGTAGTGAAAGAAGACCCTCGCTTTGCTCAAGCCAAAGCAGAGTGCGAAGCAGAAGTGTATCAGTTGTACTTGGATGTTATCCGTGAAGAAAAAGAGTGGGCAGACTACCTGTTCAACAAGGGTCCAGTGATTGGCCTCAACGCACAGATCTTGAAAGACTTTGTGGACTACACAGCAGCCAATGCACTGAAAGAAATTGGTATCAAATATCTAGAACCAGCACCTCGCTCCACACCAATTCCGTGGTTCAACAAGCATGTGGACACCAGTAAGAAACAAACGGCCCTGCAAGAAAACGAATCAACCAACTATGTTATTGGTGTGATGAGTGATGCTATCGACTATGAGGAGTTACCCAACCTATGATCAACGACGAATGGTTCCAATCGGGCAGTTTTGAAACCTACAAACACCCAACACCTATCAAGTATGAAACTGCCACAGACAACGGCACAGTAGAAACTCTTGAAGGCCCAGTGAACTACACAGTGGGTCATAAGATTATTACTGGTCCTAAAGGCGAGCGATATCCTGTGAGTCCTATCAAGTTTGCAGCCTACTACGACGACAACGGCGATGGAACTGCTACACCTAAAAAGATCATGAAGGTAGCAAAACTTGCTGACCATGACGGTATTGTTCAAGCCAGTTGGGGTAACTTAGAATACACTAGAGGTAATGACTACATTGTTCGACATGGTCCTGGTGACTATGGTGTTGTAAAAACAGATATCTTTGCCAAGACTTACGACAAATCAAAAGAAGGAAAATAAAATGAAAGCAATTGTATGGTCAAAAGATCAGTGCCCTTATTGCGACCAAGCCAAGGCGTTGTTAAAATCACGCAACATTGAATTTGAAGAACGCAACATTCAACATGGCTGGTCTCGAGAACAACTACTAGAAGCAATACCAAATGCTCGCTCAGTACCACAGATTTTTTTAGATGATGAACTTGTGGGCGGGTTCACTGAACTCAGAACAAAACTAACAGAAAGCAAATAATGGAAATTGGAAAAGTTTACACATTCAAACTGAACTCAGGCGAGGAAATGATTGCCAAAGTTATGGAAACTGGCGAAGGCTATGCCATGCTACAAGACCCTGTAAGTGTGGCTCCAGGTCCACAAGGCATGGGATTGGTGCCGTCAATGTTTACCGCAGATCCTGACAAAAATCCCCGGCTAAATATGAATTGTGTTGCTATCTCTGCATTGACAGATGAAAATGTGCGTATGAAATACATTGAAGCAACCACAGGCATCAAGGTGCCAGAAAAGAAAATCTTAGTGGGATAATATGGCAGGAATACAACGAGTGGGCGATGCAAACGGAGCAGGCGGTGTGATTACATCGGGCATTGATTCTGTGCGCATAAACGGGAGACCAGTTGCTATAACTGGGGCAAGCGTCAGTGCCCATCCATGTTGTGGTCGTAGAGGATGTCCTGGAATACATTGTGGACCAACCACCGCAGGTGGATCTGGATCAGTCCGAGTTGGCGGAATAGCAGTAAGCCTAACTGGAGATGGGGACACCTGCGGACATGCACGAGCTGGCGGCAGCGGCGATGTTAGGGCATCATAATGGCACAAGGTATTCTAACTCCATTGCAACTGACAGCGGCAGCTGGATTGTTGGCCAACACAGGGTTAAAACCGTTTCCGCCTGCATTGATGTCGGCAATTGTAACATTTAATGCTACCACAGTCATTACCAATTTTATTGCCGCAGTTAATTTTTATAAAGCACAGTCTTTTGCCACACAAAGCACATTGGAAAGATTATTAAGCATTGGAAGTACGGTATGTCCTGCATTGGGAAATAGTATTCCCACAAGCCCCATTGGAACTTATCCGTATTTGAGAACAGAATATCTAACCACCCCATTCAATGCCACTGATGGATCTACGTTAGACCCATCGGGATTTAGCAATTTGATTGAACAAACTTGTGCTGCCTACCTTGGCAACGGAGATGTTGGCCGTTTTGCACAAGGCTTTATGGCAATGCAAGGTTACATTAATACAACCAATCAGTTTATTAATTCTGCTGTCAATGCGCAAACTTATCTCGGACCTACATTTACCAACATGAATGCGTTGACCACAAACAGTATCAGTGACGTAAATCCAGACTTTGGTAACTTTTCTACTGACCTAGCCAACCAAGGCAACTTGACCAACTTAAATGATTTGAGATTGTACGGCACTCCTGCTGGCCTATTGCGTCAATTGGCTGCAGAAGGCAACATGGTAGGTGGTGTGTTTGCACCTGTGCAAACACCATTGCTGGCAGAAGGATTGTCAGCCAAAGAAATACAAACTTTGCTGACTGGACAAGCCACAGTCACTGACAACGAATATTTGCGTTTACAACGACTGGCCTATCAAGGAATGACCAATGTTACTGGCACTGATTTGCAACAGGTGTTAAGCATACTAGAAGTTACCACACCCAACATCACTAGTATGGCTGACCTGCTGGATCAAACTAAAATATTTCCCAACAGTTACACCACACTATTAACACCCACACCTGAGGGTCCTGTGCCTGTGTATGGCACAGATGGTAGTGTAAACATGAATTTGGCCGACAATGTGTCTGTGTATCTAGCATCGCCTAATGGATGTGAAGATTTGAGCAAAGTGATTCCGCCTGCACAAGCAGTGGCCAATAAAGCCGTGCAGGTGGCATTTGAGCAAGTTACCAACATTACTAATACCACAATACCTGCCTTTGGCGCTACAATTGACACTGTGACAAAAAATCCTTGGAATATCAATACATCGTATCTTGCTGACGCAGTAGTGGCCGATGCTCCAGCAGTGCCCACAGTAGGAAATCTAGCACAGTTAAGTCCAAACACTGTGTTTTATCGTGCTCAACAAGATGTGCCCACAGGAATAAACATTAATAATACTGACTATTGGTTACCAACTACGTTAGGTTGTGGATTAAGCACTATGGCTGATTTGCCGTTGATTCAAGCACAAACCACGCCTATTGATTCCTCTGTAGCTGACTATTTTGCCAACACAGTTGCTACTGGCACAGGACCAGATGGTAATATAACCACTTGTGACGTGATTGGACTAGCAATTGATCATGATAATTTTGCTAGCCAATTAAACACAGCCACCACAGCCATTAATGCATTGCAAACTGCCGGCAGTCTTGCCACACTAAACACTGCCTACACCACTATGTTGGCCGCTGGCAATGATGCCGCAATATTGACACAAATTACAAACGCCAACAATGCCATCAGTGCGCTGAGTGCCAGCCCTTATGTGACCACATTAAACACAGCATGGACATACATGGCCAACCTAATGAATTTGTCAGCCAAGTACACCACTGAGGCCACGATTGACTATTTTACGCTATCAGCAGGTGACAAAATTAGCACCATGAGCTTTGTGCAAAATCTTCCACAATATGGAAACCAAACAGATGCATGTGGTCCTGCTGTCTTTTTGAACAGTTTAGTAAACACCACCACACTTACCGGTCAGGCCATAGTTGGTGCCATGCGCGAAGGCAAAAACAATCAGTGTTTGGGTGAGTCGAGATTGAACGTAAACACCACCCCCAGCGCCACTCTAGCAGTAACACCTGTGCCTGCTGTGACTCCTGTATACTAAAGTATACATTTTTTCTGGTTGACCAATAATTGCTCTTTTGCTACAATTAGGGCATGTGGACCAAAATGCAACGCCAAATACAGAAGTATTACTATCGTACTAATTTTACGGTAGTAGAACTCCTAGTGATTGTAGGGTTATTATTTTGGTTGACCAGAAAAGCCGTTTTTGCTATAATTTAGGCATAGTAAGCAACAAAGGAGCCCCAAATGACCCAGATGTCCAAGATCCAGCAAGTTAATTCTGCTATCATGTTTGGTGAGTTTTCAAACACTGAACTTGACAGCATCCTCAGTGCAGTGCAATTTGCCAAGGCCAGCCTGCGTAAACACAATATCCGTCAGTTCGCCCGAGGTGACACAGTGAAGTTTCACAGCACCAAACGTGGCATGACCATGTCGGGCACCGTGAGCAAGATTGCTATCAAGTATGTGACAGTGAGCACCCCGCAAGGCTTGTGGAAAGTGCCTGCCAACATGTTGGAGGCAGCATAATGGCTCGCTACAATGATGAATACTTTGTGGACAATAATGTATACTTTGACGAAGCCTTTATACGAGACATATTGTCTATACACCCTGCTGAGTGTGTGCTTGAACTGGACGCACCTCGAAACATTGTGCAACGGTTGTCAGTTAAAACCAAACATGAGTGGTTGAAGGACATCCAATTAAAAGGAGACGATGAACAGCAACGCAAAAATCTGCAAGAATTCCGAGCCTGTTTGATAGCTAGTGAGATCTACTGCCCACATGAAGGCATTGACCGTCTAGCAGAGTGCGGTGTAAAAACTTTGGATTGGGAGGCAGCATGACATTTCGACGCTGGCTAACTCAACGTTGGTATGCTCACTGCCTTGAAATAGAAGAGTGGACTGGTCGCATGCCGCCCTATCCAATGTCAGAATATTTTGCCAAATACAAATATTGGCTCAAACGCGAATACCGTCATCAACAAGGAGTAAAAAATGGGTCTTGATATGTATGCCTATGTGGCCACCCGTGAAGGTCAGCAACGCGACTACTACGACGGTGCTGAGTGGGACGAAATCACCAAAGATCTTGTAAACCCAAAGGTGAACAAGCCGCGTGAGATTGCCTACTGGCGCAAGCATCCTAACCTGCACGGCTGGATGGAACAGTTGGCAGAACAAAAGAAGTTAGACTATGACAGTTTCAACGGCGTTGAAATGGAACTCACTGCCGAGGATTTGGATGAACTTGAGCGAGCAGTCACACACAGTCAACTGCCTGCCACACAAGGATTCTTCTTTGGCAACAATTCGGATCAACTCTACCACGATCGGGACTTGGCGTTTATCAAAGCCGCCAGAACAGAAATGTTCATGGGCTTGAAAGTGTTTTATAACTCATCGTGGTAAGGCGTTAAGTATATGAATGACACAGATTACAGCCACTCACGGTATGACGCCATAATGGCCGCAGGATGGATCCGAGACCTAGAAAGCTCTGACAGTCGCATTCACAAAGAAAAAGTGATTGAAAAGGCTCTCATGGCTGCTCGGCTTGGCAGTGCCGATGCACAGTGTTTTTTGTTCAATTGCTACCAAGCCTACAATCCGTTCTATGTGTTTGGCATCCGCCAGGTGCCTGAGACTGTGGGACTGACTGATCGTTCCAATCCCTA